CCGCAATCAACATACCACCCTCATCGGTCCAAGCAGCGATCTGAATAACAGCGGCCTCAAGCGAGGTTTCGTTAAGATCGACGTTGGTCGAAGGACGGTTGGCATTGGTGCCACCCGAAACCAGCGGGTGATTAGCCACCGAGCCAGCCGAGTTAGTACCAAACAGCGACACGTTATCGCCACCGAGGAAGTTACGGCTAAAGCCGTTATTCAGCACCGAAGCGGCCTTGACTTGCTTGGTGTAGGACATTGCACGGGCCAGAGCCTTGGTGTAACGAGCCGACAGCGAGTCATACAGGTTGTCTTCGACAGCTTCTTCCGTCAGAGAGAAACCCATCGCAATAGTTTCGTGGGTATAACGAGCCACCCATGCTTCTTGCGCGGTGTCATAAGCAATTGCCGAACCCTCGGTTTTCACCGGGGCGGGAGCAAAGCCCGACAGCTTGGTTTCTTCTTCGAACGAACGCTCGGAACTCTCGACTTCGTAGATTTCCTTGTGTTCTTCGCCGTAGCGGTTGTACTCCATGCCGAACAGAGCGTTCAGGCCGGGGAGCAGTTCCTTGAGTAGTTGGGAACGACTGATAGCCATGGTTTATATCCTTTTAGGCGGCGGTAATGGTGGTCGCATCGTACATATGCACGCCCGTATTGAACTTAACGATGAGGTCGGTGTAGTTGCTACCGGCATCAACGAAGTCCACGACACGCAGCGCGAGCGTAGCGGTACGGGCGGGGGCAACAGCGCGAACGGTCGAAAGACCGGTAGCCGTATTACCACCAAAGTTTTCAATGGCTGCTTGATAACCACGGGTAGTGGCAGCAACAGAACCAGCCGCTTGAATCTGATACAACTGCTGAGGATCGTCGTTAACTTTAACGATGATGTTCTTATAGCCAGCAGTGACCGCGTTTGCGGGCAGATACTGACCATGAACTTGATACTTCAGCACCGGGTCAACATAACTAACACCAACGCACACGCCAATGACGCCACCCGTGGAGGTAGTGACAGTAGCGCCAGCAGCGGTGGGCTGACCAGCGGAAGAAGCGCCAACCAAAATAACATCGCCGGTGTAAATAGGCGTGGCGTTGTCAACGGTGTAAGCGATCTCTCGCATGGCACCGCCGGGGTTAGGACGACCGCCGATCAAATTGATCGGACGAAGCCCGTAAGGAGAAGGAGTGCTAGCCATTTATGGCCTCCAAATTAAAGTTTAGATGTACCTGAACCAAAGCCACTGCGCGAAGTCTCAGATTTATGGTCTTTGAACAGAGGCATACGCGGGTCATTCTCGCGGAAAAGCGTGTTATTGACCGAATCCATCTGTGCGCGTGACTGCTTGTTGTAATACGCATCGCGCTGTTCCATGAATTCCACAGGGGCTTTACACAGAAGCAGACCGCCGATTTCGATATTTCCCGACTTATTAGCTTCAAGCATCATTTCGGGATGGTCTTCTGCCCGGACCGGTTCCCATCCTTGGCGCATCTTTCCTGACACATTGGTAGGATCAGCCTGACCTAGAATGGCGGTGCGAACCCAACGGAATTCATATCCGGGGATGGGGGCAGGTGATGGTAGGGTAGCGGCGGGTTGCCACTGACGAACACGGCGCTCGCGGGTTTCAGCATCGCGGTTAGTGAGGTTACGTTCAGTGCGGTTCTCAGCCATTATCTCTACCCATTTGTTTAGCAACTTCTTTCGCGTAGTCTTCTAACGGGACTCCGAGCCGTTTTGCAAATGCAACCTGCGTTTGCGTCAGCACGATCTTTTTAGGCGCGGTGCTTCGCGTTGCCGGTGCCACTACATTTGCGGGTTTAGCCTTTTTGGGCTTTTCCTCGACCACTTCATCTCCGAATACTTCAGGAAACACTTGTCGGATTCTCCGATTCAGCTTCCCGTAATACTCATCCGACGTAGTATCAAGGCCCTCATCGACCAATTTCTCATGCACCCCCAGTGCAAAGCTGGTCATTTCTTTATCCGAGCCAAACCAAGAATTCTGACGTTGCCACGCCAAAGCCTTGTGATCGACTTGGGGCTGGGGGGATACAGGTGCATTATATTCAGGTTCTTTTCTTTGTAAAGGAATATTTACTGCTTTACGTTCAACCTGACTGATTTTAATCTTGGCGTCGGCAATCTCTTCTTGCGCGGAAGCAAGAATATCTGCATCACCGTCCTCATACGCCTTCTTGAATTTAGCCCGAGCTTGGGCCAATTCAGCTTCCGCAGCGGTCTTTTCAGATGCGACGGCGAACTTATTCGACGCATTAGCGAAGTTTCGAAGCTTCTGATTCTCTTCGAATACCTGTTTAGCAAACCGAAGAGCCTCTTCTTTCTCCCGAGCAGCGGCTTCTTTAGCCCGACGCTCATCGTGGTAGCCCTTGGACAGGTGCTGAATACGCTTCTTTACCTTGTCCGAGTAGTTCTCAAGCTCATCCTCGGTAACTTCCGTAGGCGGTTCAGACGCTTCACGGCCCCGGTCTTTCTCAGGGGTATCGTCTACAACCTCAATCTCTACCTCGTTGCTGACTTCTTTATCAGCGGTAGAGGCTTTAGCTTCCTTCTCATCAGGAAACTCGAATTCAACTTGCTCGCTCATTTAAGTCTCCTTAACCAGCGCGGGTAATACCACGGGGATCTTCAACAACGGCCTCGACCATATCGTCGTTAATAAGCCGAAACTCCCGACCATGAATCTTCAGACGGGTGCCAGCATAGGCGCGGGTAATAACGAAATCACCCTCCTTACACCACGCTCCAGTCGGAAACTTGTCGGCGTCCTTATAAGCCATTTCACCGGCCTTAAGAACGAAGAGAACCACCGTACTATGCTCTTCAATTCGTACCGAAGAGTCCGCTTTAAGGATTCCGGATTCAAACTTATCTTCTACTTCCGGCACCGCACACAGCAGTTTGTACCCTTGGGGCTTGGGTAGTTGGGTTGCTGCGGTTTGTTCATCAGTCATCAAAATGCTCCAGTCTTCGCATGAGGTCATTTACATAGGACTGCGCGAGATTTAGACCCCGAATCACCCCGCACAGATACTTATATTCTTCGAATGTTTTAGGCGCACCTTGCTGCAAAGCAGCGGTGTTAGTAGCAACCTCCTCACTGAACTGAGCGAGGAGGTGTTTGAGAATCTTTTCTTCCATTACTGGTTACCCGGTTTGGGCTTGTTCATGCCCGGATTGGGTTGTTTATTGGTCTTGAAGGCCCCCAAGACGTTCTTGACATTAGCCTGCCTCGACTGGGATTCGATCTTCTTGTTCTCCAGCATCAGGCGCTGTTGCTCCATTTGAAGCTTGGCCTGTTCGTTCTGCATCTTGGCTTGGCTCTCCATCATCTTGCGCTGATTGTCTTGCGCCTTAAGTTGGAGTTCCTGCTGTTGCATCTGAATAAGCGGGTCTTGCGCCTGTTGTGCTGCTTGCTGGGCTTGAGCCTGTGCAATATGAGATTGAAGAAGTTGTTGTGCGGCCATGGCGCTAAGTTGAGAAACCTGAACTTCCATCTCAGGCGTCATGCGCTGATCTTCTTCAGTTTCCTGACTTGGGTCTTCCATCGGGGGCAGAGACACACCGAGTTGATTCTCGATGTCCCTGCGGTACTTAAACGCCAAGTGATCCATCATGTGAGCTTGGATCGCCGCCATAATTTGTTGCGCTGCGGGATTTTGCTGCATCATGGTAAACGCCTTAGCCGGCTTACCCTTCAGCAAGAACATGTTCTCGCTAACCGGGTCTTTGGGCGTCTGATCCTCTTCCATCGGGATCAACTTATTGGCGTTCTTGATGCCAATAACCTCAAGCATTTGGCGGTGCAGCATCGGGAGGTCATAAATCTGAGGCGAGGCTTGCGCCAACTGCATCACTGCCTGATACTGAACGATGCGTTGCCCCATCGTCGCGGCGTTAGGATCGCTGACAGGAATAATCTCAACATGCTCGAAATCTTCCTTTTTAGCTGCGCGGCCTTTTTTGCCGTCTACCTCGTATGTATAAGCGTCGTCGGCATAATCGCGCACGATACCCTTAAGGAGCTTGAACTCCTGTTTGAGCGTGAAATGCACGCGAGCTTGGACGGCACTCATGACTTTGAGCATGCGCTCAAGGATTGCCATCGTTGTCCCGACGGGCGCTTGTGCCGACATATCGGAGACTTTAAGGTCCGCAATTGACGCCAGTCTGCGGCCATCCTCAACAATAATACCCAGCAAGCCGCTCAGAACCTGACTCGGTTCTTTATATGGCAGGGGCAGGATGTTGTCCTTAATGTAGCCGCCGACGATATGAATAAGACCAAGGCCGTAAAAACCAAAACCCGGAATATATGTGTAGTGAACGAAGTGCTGTCGCTTGAGCTTTTGTGGGTCTTCTTCAAGGTAGTTTCTTCGTACTGCCAGTACCTCTCCAGTGCCTTTCTCAATCGTAACGATATAAGGGAGGGCGATTCCCGTTTCTTCCCCATCCTCATCAGTATCTTCATAGCCTTCCAAGTCCAAGTTAACGTGCATCTCTAGCACACGGTACCGGTCATCCTCGGTGGCGCTATACCCTTGCTCTTCAGCCTTGCGTTTCTCAATATCATCGAGAACCTTCTGCGGCTCACCAAGCTCAATATCCCGGTAAAAGCCCGCAACTTGCAGCTTACGAAGGTCATTCTTGGTCTTACGCATCACATGCGTAACGCGCTCCGCGCTCTCAATGTTTGATGCCCCGTAGGGCACAACCACATCTTCAGCCGGTACAAACACCGCTACTTGGCGGCTAAGCGACGGGTCAAAGTAAATCTTTTTGAATGCCGACCCGGCAAGGCCCAAGGTGTACAGCAGGCGCTCATGCTCCGGTCGATACTCGACCATTGCCTCGGTAAGCTGGTAGTTCATCTCATCACGGACACGGGCCGCAGCCTCTTCTTTGTCGCGTGTGACTTTGCCAAGGATCTGAGTTTTAACTGGCCCCGCAGCGGGGAAAGTCTCCATGATCGCTTCGGACTGAAACTTAATAGCGGCTTCATTCAGCAGCGGGTGGAACACACCGCATGCACCTTCCCAAGGCTCAGACCGCTCCTCATACTTGAGGCCCAGCAACTCCAGCCCCTTAATATATGTCTCGACCCATTCCTTGCGGCTATTTACGTCCGTATCGAACTGGGACAGAAGCTCACTGGACAAAGACGACAGGACATTATTAGGCAGAATCTCGGCAAGGTTCTCATCGAACTCGCCTTCCTCGCTATCTTCATCCTCGGGCACAATCGTAATCTCTACGCTGCCATCGTCCATCGTCACGATGTCCGGATTTACGATCTCGATCTGAAACGGCGACTCCGCTTCTTCTTCCAGCCCCATCGGGGCCTCATAGAACGCCTTGTCCATATTCGTAGCCATCTTCTATCCTTTTCTCAGCGAAGCTGTATTGGTCTGAGGGTTATAAACAAACTCATCCGGATCTCGCCCGTATTTCTTAGACGCTCTGTCAACCGCACGTTCTTCCGCCGTCATGGCATTGCGCTTACGACCCTCATAAGTCAAATTGCCTTTAGCATCTACATGCCCGCGCTGACGCAGGATCTTCATAGCCGATTCTTCTGACCCTACCTGAGCAGTAAGGCGCTTAATCAACTGATTGCGCCCCATGTACTTTGTAGTAGCCATCTTCTATCCTTAAATGTCGCGGACTCTTCCGCCACCTTGAAAACCGAGTGATTTGATTACCTTCTTCATAACACTATCATTTTTTGTTTTATTTTCGTCTATTTCCGGTTGCCGCGTATACGGGGGCAAATCAAACCGATCAAGGCGAGTTTGACGCAAACCAGTAACAGCGTTATAAGCCTCTCGCACGTTCCTATCTTTAAACAAGGTTTTACGAAGTTCAGGGTCTTTGGTTAAATCAACTCGTCGTGCAGCCTCGGTACCAGCCAAAGTAGCCAAAATTTCATATAAATTTTCTTCGCCCCTATTCATGATAAATGCAGGAGTCGTGTAATAGTTGTCGATACCGTATTTTTCTTTAAGGTATGGAGCAGAAGTCAACAAACCATTCAAAAATGAGCGAGTACCCTGCGATTGGGTTTTAAGATCATTGCTCATCAACTCCTTAAACTTGTTACCGACTAAGCGGGCTCCACCCAGCCCCTGCCGGGCCATTAAATGCTCAGCCTCATGCGCGATGGTGTCTAAACCAGCAGACGGCGCGGTAAATACAGTTTGATTTGCTCGGCGGTTGGCGTCGTACTCTTTTTCTGCATCTTTACTAACAACAAATCCAAGAGTATTAGTACCATCGAGATGCGGCATTTCTCGTACTTGCAGTGACGCTAATCCATAGGCGTTATAGGGTAGCTCGCGTGAGCGCCGGGGCCGCGTATCGCTTTCATTAGCGGGTAAGTATGAGTTTTTTAAAGCACTTCTTGTATAGTCGTCGTATCGGTCAGTCATCTTTATTCCCTTTTATCTGCGCCGGAAATTATCCTCCGGACATAATTTGCCTAAACTCGGTATATTTCAGTAGAACCCGCCGCGCCGCTTGCTCTTGAACCACTTGATCTCTTCCGGCTCATCACTCGGGAGGGAAATAAACCCACCCTGCCTGAATCTCAGCAGCGCCTGAGTAGTCGAGTCCACCATGTCGTCATGAGTCCCAAAAGGAAATGACGCCACTTCTTCGATAAGCTCTCTTGCCCAACGTGTATCCGGTGCCCACACCATACCAGAAGAGAATAAGTCTGATACAGCATTAACTCGGGCGATCTTGTCTTGGCCTTTACCCGGCGTAAACTCAGACACGGGTATACCCATAGAGCGAAGCTCCTGATACAAAGCAGCCCCGTTGGACTTCTTCTCAACGATAAACGTGTCCGGTTCCCACTCTTTATAAGTGTTGAGTACCATCTTCTTTAGCTCCGGAAACTCCATACGCTCCCGGATACTCTCTAATAAGATGATGTTCTTGGCCCGAGTTTCCTCGTTCTCAAACACGCCCCACACAGTCAGAGAGTTAAAGTCAGACCGGTTAGTCGCTTCTTGGGCGGCGTCCAAAGACATAATAGTGAAGTCGCAGGCGGGGGGTTTACCCTCCTCCCACACGTTCCACCACTCTCTTTTAACTAGCGCACCCTCTTCAGAGGTCGGCTGCTGCATGTACTGAGCCTGCCAATACCGGGGGTCCATACCCGCCTTCTTAGACAGCAACTCATCTAATGTCCAAAAGTCAGGCCAAAGGGGCTTCTCATCTTCCGTACCCTCGTTGATGATCGCGGGCAGTTCAACCACCTCCCACTGATCGGCATCGGGGTTTCTTGTCATGTGGTCTATGAGTTGACCTGTCAGGTCGAGTTTCGACCACCGCGTCATCACTACAATAATCGCGCCACCGGGCATCAGACGCTGCAACGGACCAGACTGGAACCACTCCCACGGAGGTTTGAAAACCTCAGGTTTACCTTGCTTGGCTTCTTGCTCCGAGTGGGGGTCGTCAATAATGAACAGGTCCGCACCACGGCCTGCCAACGCACCGCCTACACCAATAGCGAAATACTCGCCCTTGTGATTAGTCCCCCAGCGGGACGCAGACTTAGAGTCCTGTTGCAATGCAACATCAGGAAATACCTGTTTATAGGCATCTTCCCCCACCAAATTACGCACTTTTCGACCAAAATCCACTGCCAAGTCAGCGGTGTGGGAGG